TGAACCATCGGACGATTCTACTAATTGAAGGTCTGAAAAATCAGTTTCATTAATTTCTGAAATTGTTTTATTTTCAAGTAGAGTTATCACATCAGAAACATTCATTTCCTCAGTAACTAATTCTGCTGCCCTCCATAGAGTAGATGCTTCACAGAAATAATTTTTTCCTTCCCAACTTCCGTTTATATAATTAATTTCAACTAATGATTTTCTATTAGTTGTAATTGTAATTTTGGCCTGAAATTCAGGATTTAGTTTTTTTAACTCCTCTAGTACATCTTTGTTTTTCATTTTACAAAGTTAATTGTTTTTTTTAAATGTCCAAATCCTTTTTGAATGGTTTACTCCATTTTGGTTTTATCATTTTCCAAATGATATGTTCATATGGTTTTCCATTCCACATTGAAAATAATATAGGTGAATGTAAATCATGAACAACCATTAATGCAAAATCTTTTTTGGTTTCAGATTTTGATTTAAAATGTTCGAAAGAAATTTTAGCAGTGTCTTCTATTGTCACATACTCCGCCATCAATTTTAATATTGTAGTTTTCACCCACATATCAAATTCATCTGGTACTCTATCTAAGAATTCGTCCATGTCACCTTTGGTTCTTAGTAACTCCCATATATCAGTAGTTGAAAAGTTAGTTAAGATTCTATGTAAGCGAATATACTCATCACCTTTTATTTTCATTCGGAATCCATCTCTGAACTTGATAACAAATCCTTCTTGATTTTGTAAAATTTTTGACTTTAATTCGGAATAATCCCGAATTCCATCATATTTTTTAACAATTTTGAAACCCAAATTATTATATAAGTTTACTAACCTTATACCTTCAAGATGAATATGATTATCGTGGATTCTTATTTCATAACCATCTCGATTATCAATTACTCCAAGTAGAATTAAATCTTCAAAATCATATTGACACACAATTCTGTTTTCAGGATAAATGATTTCGAAAAGATATGTATAACCGGTCAAGAGCCTATCATATTTGTATTTTTTCAATATCTCCATCCCTTTGATGGCTTGTTCAGATGTGAAAGACCCTTTAGTTGACAAAACCCATTCTCCTTTATAGTTGAAAAGGATTCCTAAAGAACCATCCATTTTTTCAAATACCTCAAAGGGTTCGTTAGGGATTTGTTCGGTAGTGAGTTCCTCAAAGTTGAAGAACTTTCTAAATGGTTTTGCAACCACATTTCCATCAGAATCTAACACCAATCCTCTACAATCCATAGTTATTTCGTCCCACAATCTTTCGTATTGACAGGTACGGGAATAGTTGTAGATAGATATAGGAAGGGTTGGATGGTCTTGTTTTACCACCAACCCTTTTTCTATGTATTGATTTAATATATCAAGTTGATATTTCACAATTTAATTTGAAAACGATTTTTCATTTGTTCTAGCTTTTCTTCAGGAACTCCATGAACGTTTTGTCCATTGTGCCTGTTCTCAACAATCAAAGATACAACTTTATAATCATACTTTTCTGCTAATTTATAATAATCTTCCATTTCCCATTCTTGGGTGAAAGTATTAGAAACTGCAATCTCAGGATAGTATTGTTGGTTTATTTGATGGTCCTTCATTCTTGTCTCAACCTCGTTTTTACACCAAGCATGGGCGTCCTTCAATTTTGAACCGTCAAAATTGTAATTTCCATTTTTATCATAAAAGAATTTATCCGCTTCGCAAACCGCATATTCATTCCAAATATGATTTGCAAATGTAGTTTTTCCTGAACCAGGTAAACCCCTAACTAAAAACAATATTCCACTCATTTTATTTATAATTTTCAACAATTTCGTGATGGTCAAACTCGAATAAAGATTTGATTGGTTGGTTTTTCATAATTTTCATTACATCACCAAGACCAATTGGATAAAGGTCATTGCCATCCACACCAACATCCATCATTTTCCCAACACCAACTCTATTCACCTTTTCAAAGTGAACGTGACCGTGTAGGTGAATAGCACCCTTTGCCATGTTGTCCCAACTAGCAATTGGAAAGTGCATCAAAGAAAATCTCTGTTCTCCCATCAAAGGAGTATTCACGTTCCATTTCACGGTCAAATTCAAATATTTGTTAACAGAACTGAATATAGTTTGTATATTCTCTCTGTTATTTTCGATGTGGTGGTCGTGATTACCTGTTATGATGTGAACATTTTGACATACAATTTGTTTTCTAAAGATTTCGATTTGTTCAAAACCACCAAAACTCCAATCACCTAAGTGAAATAGAACATCATCTTGACCAACAACTTCGTTTATGTTTCCTACAATAACCGCATTCATGTGTTCAAGAGTTTTGAACTCACGACAGGTTACAGGGTCTACCCATTTAGTTGTTGCACTACATATATTTGCGTGATTATAGTGAGTGTCAGAGGTAAACCATAATTTTTGACCTTTTTCTAATATAAGTTTCATAAAAAAAATTTTAATTACTCCAAATTCGGGGTAATTGATTCATCAATATGCGGATTAAAATCTCTTTCCCAACCCTCTTCGTCATACCCATATTCCACACAGGGGTATTCCCTTTGTTTTTCATCTAAATGAACCCAAGCAACGTCTTTTTCAATCCATTTCCAATCTATACCTTCAGGACCTTCAGGGTGTTGTGTGTGTTCTAAAGGGGGGTGATATGAATCTACTTTACAATAGACATGATTACAATCACACCCCCTTGGAACACAGTCATCACACCAATATGGAGATTCTCCACTTGTGTATCCCGGCATATAAACCCAAACCGCTAATTTACCACAATCACAATGTTCTTTAACCATAATACTCAACAATTTTTTTCTCTTCGGTATCAAATTCAAGAGAGATAGGTTTGTTTTCGTACATGTATCTTTCATTAAGAATTGCTGCGTTCAAAAACTCAACACCATTGAAATACTTTTGTCCGTATGCACAGTGGATATGTCCACAAACGTGAATTTTTGGTTGAACTTCCATTATTCTGTGGAACAAATCCTGACAACCTACTTGTGTTCCACTTGGAACCCAGTCGAGCATTCCATACGCAGGACCATGAGTAATCAGAATGTCAGTATTTCCTGGAATCATAGCCCATTTTTCCGCAAGTTTCTCTCCTCTTGGAAGATTGAAGGCCCAATCATAAAATTCAGGTTGCCAAGGACTTCCGTAGAATTTTACACCATCAATAACGACTTCACTGTCAAAAAGATAATGAACCCCTTTCTCTTTATATTCGGGGGCAATCTCTTGTACCTGCTCAAATCCAAAGTCATGATTTCCCGCAATAAAGATTTTATGTTTGTAATCCGTGTTACTGAACCAATCAAGAAAGGATTTAATTTCGTGAGATTTTCCTACGTTAGATACATCACCTGCGTGAACTAAAACATCCCCACTTCCGAGAATGTTATTGTATGCTTTTGATGTTAAGTGTTCATGTTTACCATGAGTGTCACTTATAAAGGTCATCTTCATATTTCTTCATTTTGTCCCAATTCAAAAAATCTTCACCCTTATAATCAGGATGATTTTTTTTCATATTATCAATTCCACTAACCCAAGCCCAAGAAATCAGGGCGACAAAGATAAACATAAAAAAATAAACGGCAATCATATTTCAAAAAATTTTTATTAAACAAGTAATTTGTGTAAAATTTAACATTCTTAATATTTTTCAATCCCACCAATGTTTCATATTACTTCCGTCATACCATTCTGTCCATAAATTTGCCTTTTTGTCGTAATCGGTTAAAGAATTGTATAATTCACCATATTCTTTAATATCTTGACCCTTCAAGATTGAAAAAAGTTCTTCCCACTCTTGAGCCTCTATCTCATCCGCCAGTTTATAAACCTTTCTATTATGGTCATTTTCATCTTTAGTATGATTATCCACCAACTGATAGAGTTCAGGATTATCTTCGGTTTGCTCGAAGTCCCAATTGATAATTTTTACTTCTCCAAGTTCCTTTTCAGCCATTCGGATATAGGAATCTGTACGAATGTTATCGATTAGTTGAATTACACGTTTCATTTTTTCAACTTTCTTCAATCTTGTTTCATTAATTTCATGTCCATGAAATTCAATTGTCTTAACGGTTTTTTCTAAGGTACGAGCAAAGAATTGAAGGTTGAAAGAATAATCCCAAGACCTGAATTCCCAAAGTTGTTTTCTAAAAAACCATAGGTTTTTGAAGAACTGTGGAATTTTGTATCTAAATAATTCATAGAATTTATAGACAGGATGTTGGTGCCATATCAACCTTTTAATTGATTCTCCAAAAGTATCTGCAAATTCTATTTTCATTTTTTTATTTTTTGTTTGATTATATCAAAGTCAAGGTCAATAAGTTTTCTTTCTAACTCACGAGTCAATTCAAAACAATAGGATAAACCAATTTGTTTTTCATATAACCAATGATAATTTCTGATAAGTTGTTGACAAGATTTTACTTGTTCTCTTGTTCTACAAGAATAAACAACTTTATCTAACCAAGTCAGGGCATCGGCCCAATGTGTTGATGATTTATACATAGGGAAGGTATTTTTACAAAGATAATAAAAAAATAAGACCCGACAAAATAATTTGACGGGTCTTTTGGAAAGGATATATGAGAACACCTTGCGGTGATGTCACTAATAAATATAGTAAATAATTAATAATATTCAAACCATGATATTGCAAGAGTGAATTATTTTAATAAATTATAATATTCCTTGAAGTGTTTTTTTCTGTCTTCTAATCCTATTGTTCCACCATTTACACATTTAGTAACAGATGTCACTGCAGCATCAGATTCATCAACACACTTACTCAAACAATTTTTACTGAAAAACCAAGCTGCAGATAATAATGGATATTTTGTAGAAACCAAATCCGGATTTGAAACAACATCTTCATTAATTGCCTTACCAAAAGCGGTGTAATTGTCTTTTCCGGTCAATTGAATATATCCGCGACCACGAAATTTGAAGCCTTCTTTGGTCTCTTCCACACCATTTCCCATTCTTCCACCATAAACTCTTGATGCAATCTTTTCAGGTTGTCTTGCGTAAGATTCTGAAAGAGTTCCTGGAAAATACTTAGGAAATATTTTTTTGAGACCGTCAGAGGAGTAATTTAGATTTTCATTTACAACTTTAAATCCACCTGATTCGTGTCCACACTGTGCTAAAAAGTGAGCTAACTTAAGTGGGGTATCAATTTTGAATTTAGCTGCAGTGTCAGGTATCTGTGCAATCACAGAATCAGGTATATGACCCTTCAGTTTATCGAGTTTGAGACCACCGACCTGAGGGGCGACCTGAGGGGCGACCTGAGGGGTAACTGACTCATTCATAATCTTGGTCCAAGTGTTATCACCTACAATACCGTCAGGTGTTAAAGAATTTTTAAGTTGAAAATTTTTGACAGCTTCTTCGGTTTTTTTCCCGAAATCACCATCTGCAGATAATCCAAGTTTAGATTGTAATTTTTTTACATCCTCACCTTTGGAACCTAACTTTAATAGCATAAAAAAATATTTATAAGGTTTATTTCCCTATAAATATTTTTAAAAGAGATAACTTTACTTATTGTTATAAACTATCTACTGAAACTTGTAAAGTATCCGCAACATTTACCAAAGTGTCTACAGGTAAAACTACACTGTCCTTTGTGGATGATACGAAGATACCATCAACCTGATTTACAATCAAATGAAAGTCAACCATATCTTCTGTAATATAACCATACTTAACACCTAACAATGAAAGTCCGATTACGACCAAAGAAACAACGATTACCATAGGTTTTTTACCTTTAAGGATTGAAATAAGTGCTAAAAATTTTTCTTGGAGAGTTTTCATAGTTTTTTTTTTAAAAAATTCGTTGATTATTATTAAGAGTATCAATTTTTTCTACTGATATTTTGGATGAATCTAAATTTTCAACAATAGATGAATCTGAGTTTACTGTGGTCACTGTCTTTTTTTTACCCCAAAAATTTTTTTGAGTTTCGATAAAAACAGTGTCAATTCTATATATAACCTTTTCACTAACAACTTTGAGTTTATTTTCTAAAGTTAGTTTCTCGGTTCTAAATTTTTCAACTTCTTTGTTGAGATATTTAATTTCTGTTACAATTTTTAGAACTTTATCTTTTGTTATTGAGTCGCTTTTTTTCTGAATTGTATCTGCAAATTGTATATCTTCATGACTTTTCATTAAAACAGAATCTGATTCATTCTGAATATTCTCAAATTGTAAATCGTTTTTTGGGTTATTACACGAAACAAATAAGAACAATAAAAGGGTTACGTATTTTTTCATTTTATTTATTTTTTGTCTTTTTTATCATCTTGTGTGGCATACTTAATTCCCATAATTGTGCCGACTATTGAAAATGCATTTGTTAGTAAAACACTAAACATATTACTCCAAGTCGAACCAATTATTTGAGTATCTTTATTTGATAGAATCGCAAATGAGTACATCACAGTTGTAATAAAACCCACACTAATGATAACCCCCAAAGCACATTGAACAATTATTTTTATCAGTTCACTTTGACTTTTTTTAAGAGTCGCATCTAAATCCTGCAAAGCTGCGTTTCTTTCTTTTTCAATAGAATCTTTAAGTTTCTCCGATTCCTTTAACTGTAGTTGCAAATCTTTTGATAATAAATCAATTTCCTTTTTATTATTTACTGATTCGGTAACATCGGTTGCAATTTTAATTACATTTGTGACATTTCCTTTACTGTCAAATACAGGGTTATAGGTTGCCTGTAGATAGATAGTTGACCCATCTACTTTTTTTCTTTCAAATATCCCATCTATAAACTTACCACTATTTAAATTTTTCCAAAACTTACTATACTCATCGGATTTTGAATATTCGTAACTGACAAAAATACTATGATGCTTACCAACTACCTGACTTTTTTCGTTGGTCTTATACCCCATTGTTTCTAAGAAAACACCGTTTGCGTCCAAAATAAACCCATTCATATCAAAAGTAATACTTGCCGTACTTTTGTTAATGGCGTCTATTTGTTTTTTACTATTAACAATCATAGTAATGTCGGTAGCAACTTTCATTATTTTAGTGATTGTATTAGTTTCGTCAAAAATAGGGTTATATGTCGCTTGTAAGTTAATAAGGGTACCGTCTCTTTTTCTTCTTTCAAATTCCCCATTATAATACTTACCACTTCTTAAGATATCCCAAAACTTTTCATATTCCGCCGACCTCGCATAATCTTCGCACACAAAAATGCTATGATGTTTTCCAATAATTTCTGAGTGTTCATCCGCACCATATCCCATTGCTTCCAAAAAAATGGCATTAACACCTAAAATTTTTCCATGAAGGTCAAAGTAAATAATGGCGTTACTTCTGTTAATAGCCTCCATTCTACTAAGTAACTCCTCTTTTGATAGGTTTTTCATTATTAGTTAATTTTACCTAATTCCTGTAATACTGTTATTTTGGAAACCGCTGCAGATAATGCGCTGTCCGACCTTCTCAATTGATTTGTTAGAGCATCAACTTTAGTTTCCAAAACTTCAATTTTATTACCTTGATTCTTAATTTGTGTGTTGTAGTTTATTTTACCATCAACATAGAGGTAACCTATTGCGATAATTACAATGAATAATAAACCTTTTACAGGTTCTTTTGCAAATTCCTTAAAAGAAATTGGAGGTTTAATTGCACCAGCGACATTTTCTACGGTTTTTTTTGTTGCCATATTTTTTTTATTTTAGTTAATACAGCAAGATTGGACAATAAATTCGTGACTTATTGACAGTATCTTGGTGATATATAAATATATATAAATCCAAGTATTTATAAGAAAATTCATTATGAGTTTGTTAAATGAATTAGATAGAATTAAGTCGGTAATGGGTATTCTAAAAGAGGACTCGAATCCTAATGTCGGACGTAAAATGAACGTAAATTTGAAAGGTGTTGTTGAGACACTCCAGTTTTTGAAAATTTATGGAAATAAAATAGAGAAAATGCTCTCTGATATTTCTGATTATGCCAACAACCAAATAATTGACTTTGACCTTATGAATAGAGGTCTTAGAAAAGTACTTTTGAAAAAAGGGGATAAGAAGAAAAATGTTGAGGATTATTTAGGAAAAATATTAACTTCTTTAAAATACCGAGAAAGAAGTGGATATGGAGTTGAACCTGAAAGTGAAGATTATGACTTTGAAGTTGAAGAACCTTCTATATTGCCAAAGAAGGTATTTAAAAAAGAACTTTACGAACTACAGATAGAACTTTTGAAATTACAAGAATGGCTAAAGAAAACTGGTAAAACCGTGATTATTGTATTTGAAGGAAGAGATTCAGCAGGAAAAGGGTCGACAATTAAAAAATTCACTGAAAACTTAAACCCTCGATACTACAATGTAGTTGCACTTGGCATCCCAACTTCTGAAGACAGAAAAGATTGGTGGAATAGATACAGAAGAGAAATCAAACCAGGAGTGATTAATCTTTTCGATAGAAGTTGGTATAATAGAGGATTGGTAGAACCTGTTATGGGATATGGCTCTCCTGAGGAATATGAGGATTTTATGGAAAATGTTGAAGATTTTGAAAACGATTTGGTAAAAGATGGTGACTACCTTTTCAAATTGTGGTTTTCAATTGAAAAAGACACACAAAAAAGAAGATTTGATATTAGACAAAAGTCACCACTAAAATACTGGAAGTATTCTCCGAATGATGCCAAAATGCAAGATTTGTGGGATAGATTTACAGAGTTTAAAGAAAAACTTTTCGATAAAACCTCAACTTTGAATAACCCTTGGGTTGTAATTGATTCTCAAGACAAAAGAATATCAGGTTTAAATTCGATTAGATATATTCTACAAAATATCCCTTACGAAGGTAAGAATGAAAAAGCTTTAGATGTAGAATACCCTGAAGTGGTTGCAGTTTTGAGACCGTCTTAATCTATTCTTTATCTATTCTAACATCCACATTCGTATCGGATTGGGTTACCCATATATCAAGTAAAATTAAAACCAAAAAAAATTCAATTTCAGAAATGGAATGAAGTGACGGGTTTCTTATTTCAAGATATGCCCATGAAACTACATTTATCCCGATGTAAACTCTTGATATTATTATTAAAAAAATTAAAATCATTCTCATACCCTAAAATTAAAATATTTATATATAAAATCTATAACTCATGACTGATTTAAAAAAACTGATAAAGGAAGCCTTAGATGAACAATTAGATAAATCTTTAATTCTCAAGGGCAGAGCAATGGTTTCGGAATCATTACAATATCATATTGATAATGGTCTTACATTAACAAACAACATATTCAGGGCTTATTCCGAAAGTTACTTCGACTTGGTAAATGAAGTTAGAGAATTATGGGAAGATGGATTAATTAAGTTGAATGAAGAGGATACTTTGATGGTAGAATCTGATTTGGGTAAAAGAGTAAAAATTGGTGAAGAAATAGTTTATTTGGATGCTCCGTTTGAGATTGAAAACGAAGAAGTGTTGGAAGAGGCAAAACATAGAGGTAAAAATGTTAAATTAGGTAAACCATTTAGAACACCCGGCGGACCGAAAAAGTTTGCGGTTTATGTAAAAAGTAAAAATGGTGGTGTAAAAAAAGTGACTTTTGGTGACCCTAATTTAAAAATCAGAAATAAAAATAAAGGTGCGGCAAAGTCCTTTAGAGCGAGACACAAATGTGACCAAAAGAAAGACAGAACAACCGCAGGGTATTGGTCGTGTAATGTTGGTAGATATGCCAAACAATTAGGGTTATCTTCGTCAAATTCTTGGTAGATGGATAAAGATTTAATCAAGCAATATCTCCAAGGTTATCTGAAAACTGTAATAGAACCTAATGTTAATTCACAAAGAGATGAAAAAGGTCTCAAACCCATGCAGTTTGATTTATATGATATACTGAAAGGAAGTTATGATAGTCAAATTATTCATGTATTTTTAGATTCTGAACCTTCGGTAAAAAAAGGTGCCGGTTTAAAACCACATACAATAATGATGATGGACAGAGTACAAAAAGATATCGTCAATTTTCTCAAAATTTTTTCAATAAATAATAAAGTAAAAGTACATTGGAACCAAAGACCTCTTTTTAATAATGAAACCTTATCATCAGATTATTGAAAATGGAAAAATCTTGAGAACCTTCTTACCCGACGTGGAAAACGAAGAACTTAAATGGCATCAAGATTTAAAAGACAGAAAAGTTAAAATCATAGAGGGAGGCAACTGGCAATTTCAAATCGATAATTCTATGCCAAACAAATTGTTAAATGGACAAGAACTTTGGATTCCAAAATTTGTTTGGCATAGAGTTTTAAAGGGTGATTCTCCTTTGGTTGTTGAAATTGAAGAAAGTGAATAAAGAATTTATCCTACACTAAATGTAGGTTCAGAATAAACAGGAATTGCTCCCATAGTTCTTACAACGGCAGTATTTACCTCTGTTATTTGTTCTACAACTTCGGTTTCTTCCATTGGAATGGGTTCACACATCTTTTTTTCATACATCTCGATACATTCTAAATGAACTTGTTCTTGTATTTCGTTAGGACATAAATTTTTGTTTGTATATTGAGAAGAATATATTTTTTTAACATTTGGAAACATATAATCCTCAATGTTCACATCCAAAAAATCAATTCTTGTGTCGTCTGCATTCCAAAAACTCATTTCTTTATCATTGAGTGATTTGTAACCTGCAAATTTATATCCACTTTTTTTATTGATAAAATAACACAAAATACCTTGTCTCCAATATCTCTCGAAATAATGCTTTTCTTTTTGATATGTTGTACACCATCTTGTTCCAGAACCATATTTTGTAGACGCGGCAAACGTTAAGGGTCTTACTGCAATCCAAGTTTCATCTTCATATTCTTTGATAACTTGTTGCTCCATCTCCTTGGTAAATTCCTTCATGGAGGCTAAGGTGATTGCACCCCTCAACTCCTCTATAGATGAGTAAGAAGTGACATCTTTATTTTCAATTTGATTTTTTTCCATATAGAAGATAAAATCTTTTATGGTTGTAAACATATCTGTATTGAAATGTTCGGTCAATAACTGGTATGAGTATAACTCTTTTTCAGAAATGTCATTTGTTGAGATACCTTTGTTTAGTAAATCTCCTTGTACTCTGGTATAGTGGTCTAGTAACTCATCCTTTGGATATATTTTTGATGCGTCAAATCTTCTTACAAAAAGTTTACATATCAAGGGTAGATACTTATATGTCTTTGATGTATCCATTTTGGTCATCAAATCAAAAAAATTAAGGTTGAGTTCGGGATATTGTTTTTTTAGTTCGTCCAATCGTGACATATTTTAAAATTTAAAAAAAATATAAAATAAAAAAAATTATCGGTCAATTTTCATACCAAGAAATGAATGCCTTTCTTACCCCCTGAGTTGTAGGCATTACACCGTGTACGTGATTTTCATCACACTCAAAACCGACTACTTTGTTTTTTTGTGGTTTCACTAATAATTGTTGAGTGGGAAAATGCGTCTCACCTCCATTTATATTATCGTTCAAGTACAAAACAGTTGTAAATTTTCTATCAGGTACGTAATTTGGAATCCAAAGACCTGAGTAATTTTTATATGTATTTTCATTAATTTGAGGGGTACCTAAATTCCTATCAGATGCATTTTCAGGCCAAACAGAATCTGCATGATAATCAAATCCTTTTGTTTGAATTGCAAATCCAAAATATGACATTCTTAAGGATTCCCCTGTTTCCTTCTTTACAAGTTGTAATAATCTGTTATAAACTCTTAAAAAAAGTGGGTTTTTTGTTATTGAAGTGTCATTTTTTAAGTCAACCCAAAAATAAAAAGGCTCAGGTTCAACAACTAATTCCGAAAATCTAAATTCTAACTCTTTTAGTAGAGATTCATTTTCATCGTCAGAAATGAAATGTTCATTTTGAATTATCATAAACTATTGCGGAGGCTCAGGGATTCGAACCCCAGATACAGTTTCCCGTATGACGGTTTTCAAGACCGTTCCATTCAACCACTCTGGCAAGCCTCCAATATTTTTTTTGTAACAACAAAAGTAGTATATTTGTGTCATGAAAACAACACTCACCATACTTTTTTTAAGTATCTCATTATTTTCTAATGGACAAAATACAGACGTACTTTATGTACCAAAACAAAATACTTTGGTTGCATCTTATAACGGACCTGGATTAGTCGGGTTTTATATTGGAGGGTATTTCAAAAGCAGTTTTCCGCAACCTTATATCTATACAACACCCCTATCATTTTTCAATAGGGTTGGTTTGAATTTAATTGATAATAAAAATAGAGTATCTTTCATGGGAGGAACTCGGATAGAAAATTTTGTAGATAGTATAA